AGACACTATCAAAAACAAAATCTCGCCTATGGTAGACAGTAAGTCAGAAGACCCACTAAAGTATGTAAATTATGAAACAACAATAAGCGACAGCACGGAAGATAAAAAATATCTAGTAGAAGTAGTAGCGAGGGTACGCAATGACAACAGATAACGCACCGATAAGTGAGCAACAACCTTTGCGTGTTGAGGCTTTACGAGAAGCGGCACGAATAATCTCTAGCGACAGAAACAAGCAGTATGGTGCTCCTGAGAATAACTTTGAGCGAACTGCTCAGATTTGGTCTGTAATTCTTGGCGTACCCATCTCTAATGAAGATGTTGCAATGATGATGGTAGGTCTAAAAATGGCACGTTACGCTTCCAAATCTGGATATCAGCCAGATACTTGGATTGACATTGCTGGCTACGCAGGTTGTGGCTATGAGGTTGGAGCGCTAGACAATAAAAATAAGTAACTAAGAAGTACGGGGAAGGATTTTTTGTGGCGCAAATGCCTTGGGAATTTGATGAACCACTCTGTGCTGAAGTTGGAGCAGAGTTATTTTTTCAAGATGATAGAGATGATAAAAGAGCAGGAATGAGTGAGATTGACTACAACGCTTCTAAAAGAATATGCAACTCTTGCGTTCACAAATCTGACTGTGCTGCATGGGGTATAGAACACGAAATACACGGAGTGTGGGGCGGACTGAGTCCTCAAGATAGGGAAAAAATTAGAAGAAGCAAGAGGATGACTGTAAAAAGTATTACAGTCCAAATCTAGGATGTCACAAAGCACTAGAATTGATGGCATGGCAGCAAAACCTGCGCAACTACCATACGCCATCTGCGAGATGTGCTGGTTAGATGAGCACGCCCGTTGGGAGCCTGAAAGTATCAGTGAGACTGGCAGCATCCTCATAAAACTAGTTGGCGTTGATAGCCCAGAGATTTTGAAGCCAGGAAGCGTAGAAGTTTGCTGTATGTGCGGAACAATAACTATCGCTGGTATATATGAGATGCGTAGCCCAGAAACTGTCTACTTCATAGGAGACGAGTTTTCTAGAGATTTTGAGTTTGATATAAACGATATAACTGAAGATTAGGATTTGATGAAAGACAAAAGACTTGGACAAGAACTTTGGCTTGAGTGGATTGGTTCTGGACATCCATTAGAAAAACAGGATTCGATTGTTTACTACACCATAGACCATGTTGACATTGAAAATGAATTAGTTAGAAAAGCGCTTGCATCTGCCCTTCAAAGAGACGGAGTTCATGACAGCCTAAATGAAGCCTTTAAGGCCATAGATACAGGAATTGTTTGTAGTGGGTGGGCAGGAGTTATTGAAGACGAAATTGATTTATCTGTTTGCACAGAACTTGGCGAAACAGAGTATGGTGATATAGTGGAAGATGTTCAGCCAGTTACCTTGGTAGAAATAGATAAATAAAATAATAGTGTGTTTAGTCGATAGTTTTTTAGTCAAATAGTGTAGGCTAGACTATGTGTGGAAACCCGCTAATAGTCTAGAGTGGCAACGCAATGGCCTCTGCGCTCGCCCAGACAATAGAAAATATATAAATCATTTCTTTTCGCAAGACTTTTCTCAAAAATATGAAGCAAAAAATATGTGCTTTTCTTGTCCTGTACGTTCTCAGTGTCTTCAGTGGGCGCTTGAACATCGTCAAATCTGGGGCATATGGGGTGGCAAAGACGAAGTAGAAATTCGTCGTGCTTTATCTGTTTCTTATCTTGGAGAAGAAACAAGGCGCCGCAGATATCCAAATTGTCCACACTGCACTGCTAGACCTAATAAACTGCAAACATCAATAGAACAATTAGACACTACTGGTCGTTGGACTACAGCAAAAATTGTTACTTGTACAGAATGCGGTTTTGCGTGGCGTAGTAGGACTAGTGCCAATGCTGTCGAGGCTTATAAGGCTGAACGTGCAGAGAAAATTGCTAAACAAGAAAAAGAAAAACTAAAGAAAAAACGTAAGCCTAGAAAATCTTCCTTAGCCAAACCTGCAAGCCGTGCTCCAAAACAGTAATTCTATTTGCGTAGCAAATTAAAAAAGCATCTATCCCTGGTCCAGGTCTATCTGTTTTTGGCTCGTTAAGACCCCACATATAATCATCAAAAGCAAGAATTCCTCCACTCTTCAAACAAGAATATCCATCTAAACCGTCTTTTAAGGCCCAAATTGCGTGGTGGTCAGCATCTACATATACAAAATCAAATTGTTTGTTGTTTGAACTAAAAAACTCTTTTGTAGTCATTTTCTTTTTTACAAGACGACCAGACTCAAGCCACTCTTTATTTTTATCATCGTAGGTTTGTTCTACGCTTTTCCAGTCCATTTGCTTGTGCGCTGCTTCATCGGAACCTTCCCAAGTATCAACATCTGTAAGCGTTGATTCTGGATGAGTAAGCACGTAGTCAAAAAGCCATTTAGTTGCATCTCCTGTATATGCTCCAAGTTGAAGAAAATCTATCTTAATATCTTTGTACCTAGAAAGATAAGAAGAAAAATTATCAATAGCCTTACCATCAGCAAACCAATTAGGGTAATTCATATTTTTGCCTCACAGAATTGTAGATTTTTAGTAAGACGTCCAAACTCTTCGGCTGGACCTAGTGCTAGAGCATTCTTAGCGTGCTCTACTGCTTCTGCGTATAGTCCTAAGTTATATGCAGCAATTGCCGCTTTGTCATGTGGTGTATAGCCCCAGGCTTCTGCTTCACAAAGATACTCCAACGGCTTTTCAGTAATTGCTAAAGCAGCAAGCGATTGTTCATAGCACTCTTGCCATTTGCCAACCGTGTAATAGTAATTTGCTAAATCAACATGCGGTTCTCTACGACCTGGTGCTTCTTTAGCAGCAAGAGTAAACCAAAGTTCTGATTCGTCTGGATTTATTTTTCCTATGTAACGCATGGAGGCTGCTCGTTCTGGTGCCCAACGTGCTGTGCTAAGTCCTAAATGCCGTTTGAATTCTGCTGTTGCTTCTTCAAAACGGTTGTAGAAAAACAATTCTCTTGCGTAGTAAAAAGTGTTTCTATCATCATTTGGGTCCTCGTCAACAGATGCTTTGAGCAATCCTAGATATTGCCCACGGGACTTTGTTACATCTGCGTGGTGCTCCATTGTTGCTTGAGTCCAGTACTGAACTTCTGTCATGCGGTCTGGAACTAATACTTCGTGTACAGGATTTTTCCATCTATACCCTTGACGAGCATGGATTTTGTCTCCACCAAAAGTAAGTCCTGGAGTGCCATCTGGATTCCAGTTCCACACATAGTTGTAGCGTGGGCGAGTAGCCTTTGCTTCAAAGGCTTTCTCTAACTCGGCACGCCAACCAGGAAGCATAATTTCGTCCATATCAAGTGGAATGCAGTAGTCCATGTCAGGCGGAACTAAAGTCAAAGAAGCATTGCGGGCTACATCGAATCTCCAAGGCTTTACCCAAATTGTATGTACATTGATACCTAAAGACTTGGCTATCTCAACAGTACGGTCTGTAGAGCCAGTATCAGCAATAAGTAGATAATCAGCCTCATCTTTGACTGAGTTGTACCACTTTTCAACGAACTGTTCTTCGTTGAGTGCGATTGTGTATACGGCTACTTTCATATTACTCCTGCCTAATCAAATTGCTTTCTCTGCCAAAACAGTTTTTTGTATCCGTCAAATAAAACTCTTTGAACTAAATATCTTTTCTTTTCAAGTACATTGCTGTCGGTTTCTAAAATTTCGTGCTCCCAAGAATCGCGCTTAAAAGGAAAAACTTGCACAATGGGTGTTCCTGCTTCAATAATTCCTTCAAAATCTTTTTTTAGAAAAAACGGTATTTCTCCAGCACCCGAATAGACATCGGTATCCATAATCCCAGAAGTAGTTGTAAAAGGAAGGTCAAATCTGTTCATGGGATGTGTATATATGGCGCTATATCCTGGAGGAGTAATGACACCCCAAACAGTCTTCCAAGCATACAAATCTTCATCGTGACCAGATGGTCTAGGAAG